ACTTCAAACACCAGGTTGACGCTGAAGTTATTGGCGGCGGCCCATTGAGAGATCGAAATGCCCTTGCGCTTGAGTTCGGCGCGGGCTTCATCGGCGGTGCGGAGCATGGGGCTCTCCTGCTGTGAGTGTGTGAACTGGTAACGCGCGTGCGGTGCGTTGGTGTGAATTGAATATAGTCAAGATATCTTGACTGAGTCAAGGGTGTTTATGCGGGATTTCGACCAGCAGCTTCTGCGCATGAAGGCTGTACTCGGCATGACAAGCGACCAGGCGGTCGCAGCAGCGCTTGGAATGACAAAGGCTGCGTTCTCGGATAGGAAAAGGCGTGGAGCTTTTCCGGAGGACAAGCTGCGGGGGCTAGCTCAGCAGCGGCCGGAATTGCTGCTGGATGTGGACTACGTTCTGACAGGCCGCCGGCTGTATGAAGAGGCTGCAGTGCGCCACGCAACCATGATGGAGGCCGCGCGCAGGCAGTTGGGGTTGTCGGGGCAGAGCCCAAATGTTGCGTCGACGCAACATTTGCCCGTCAGTGATTCAAATGCTGCGACGTCGCACCATTTGACTGCCGACGAGCTGGAGTTATTGGAGCTGTTCAGAGCGGCCACCCTGTCTCAGAAAATGGAGGCAGTGGCAGTGCTCACCGGGGGAACCAAGAAAAAAGCGAGCCGGCCGAAGCCGGCCGAATCTGCCGGCGTAAACGTCCGCGGCTCACGGAACCGCGCGGCGGGAAGGGATTACCACGAGAAGGAGTAGTACGTGAGCGATATCGGGATTGACGGCGATTCGAACCGGGCGGCGGGCCGGGACTACATCGAAATCAACCTGGCCAGTCAGGAACGCGAGCGCGAGCCTCTGGCCCTGTCGCAACGCAAGCGGCTCAACGAGGAGGTGGCCCAGATCAGCGACGAACTGGCCATGGACCCACGCGAGCTGTGGCGCACCGTGCACGAGAGCACCGGGGTCAAGGGCATCGGGGAGATCAAGAAGGATCAGTTCCAGGACGCAATGAACGCACTGCAGGCAGTACGCGATCGGCAGCAGGAGCAGGCGCGCGCCCAGACGCTGATAAACGAGCTGCAGCAGGCCTCATCTGAGAAGAGCATGGGGCGGCAGCTCGCCCGCTACTGCCTACGCGAGTTCGGCGAGCAAGCATTGACGAAGCTAAGCATCAGGCAACTCACCCGGGCACTGAAATACGTGGATGAGTACCAGGTCCAGGCGACGGTGCCACTGTCTTGGTACGGTTTCCGCGCTGTGGTGCTGCGCCATCCATGGCATTTCACTGCAGTGTTCGTGCTGGGCTCAGTGTTCGGCGGGGTCTTTTACTAGGAGGGTATGCAATGCAAAAACGGATCGGCGCCACGGCACTTGCGCTTGGGTTGCTTAGCGGCTGCGCCATAACCAGCAGCCATCATTCAGGCCCTAATGGGCGACCAGTACACTGGATCGACGGCACCTCAGCCTCGGCGGCCTATACCAAGGCCGGCAAGCTCTGCCCGCATGGGTATGACATTCTGGGGGCACCGATGCAGGTATCCGTGCTCGACTACGTGATGACCGTCGAATGCAAGGCCCCGGCCGTCGCGATATCTACGCCATCTGCGGCCATGACTCCGATGGCTCCGGCTCCGACGGCCTATGCGGCACCGCAATCGGTAAGCGGGGCAACAAAGCAGCAGCAGCTGCAGGAGCTGCAGAACACCTCGGGGCTGAGCTACGAGGAGTACAAGCGGCGGTATGAGCTGATCATGGGGCAGTGAGCTGGGTGACGAACGGCACATTGTTCCTATTGTATTATAGGCACAATGTGCCTATATTGAATCCATGCCAGCCACAACGGCGAGGCGAACCCAAGGAGAGACACCATGAATACTGAAACCGCTACCGTTGAATACCGCATCGTCTTTGCCGACAACGCTGGATCTTTTGCTGTCGGCGCTATCGCTGAATCCGTTCAGGGGTCATGGAGTAACTCAGTCGAGCGTTTTGACGGTGAACATGACCTGGCTTTCATTGAGTGCCCAGTAGATAACGTCGAGTATCTTGAAGAAATTTTGGATTCTGACGACAACGTGATTTCTTACGGCGAGCGCTGATGAAACCAGACGCCTCCCATCACAACCCCGACCCGCGCTACCTGCGCGGGTTGCTCGAGCAAGCCGGCCTGAAGCAGCGTCAGGCGGCCCAGTTGCTCGGCATCAGTGACCGGGTGATGCGCTACTACCTGAGCGACGAGGCCAGCGATAGCTACCGCGCCGCGCCTTACCCGATCCAGTTCGCCCTGGAGTGCCTGGCCGCTAGGGAATAACGCCAGGAATAATCCAGACCCATCAGAGGGCGCCGCAATGGCGCCCTCGTTGTTTTTGCCGCGTCCAAATTACTCTGCGCGCGCGCGTGGCGATGATGGCTGTGCATCCCGTTGGAACGGATCGGGATATGAACAGCCACCGGCCAGGATGGCCGCCACGCGGAGAGTCCCATGTCCAAGTCCTGCACGCCCAGCCAGCGCCTACCGCGCATGTGGCTGTGGACCATCGTCACCCTGTGCCTGCTGCTGGCACTGGCCTATATCCGCCCCGAGCAGCTCCAGGTGGTGCTGTACAAGGGCGCCCTGGTAACCCTGGCCGCCACTCTCGGCTACTGGATCGACCGCTCGCTGTATCCCTACGCTGACCGTCCGCATCAGTGCGCCGCCGGCCTTCATACCGTCGGCGCCTGGTTGCGCCGCGCGGTGATCGTGCTGGCGTGCGTTCTCGGCATGACGCTGGGGCTGTAGCCATGCGCGCCTTCTGTTCGTTCGTCATGGCCTCGCTGGTCGGCTGGCTGTGCGTGGCGCTGCTCATCGTGTTGGTGGCGAGTTGTCAGCCGGCCTGGGCAGCTGATTCCGTACCCCATGTCGCCGAGCAATACCGCCGCACCCTGGTGCGCGCTGCCCACCAGGGCTGGGGGCTGGATGCGCCGATCGCGACCATGGCCGGGCAGGTTCATCAGGAAAGCCGCTGGCAGCGCGATGCCCGCTCGCCGGTCGGCGCCCAAGGCCTGGCGCAGTTCATGCCGGCCACCGCCGACTGGATGGCCGAGATCTACCCGAACAGCCTGGGTCCGGCGCAGCCGTACAACCCGGGCTGGGCGCTGCGGGCCATGGTCGCCTACGACCAATGGCTCTACGCACGCAACCAGGCCGCTGCCAGCGAGTGTGATCGCTGGGCGTTCGTGCTGGCCGCCTACAACGGTGGGCTGGGTTGGGTGAATCGTGATCGCAGGCTGGCCTCGGCATCCGGCGCCGATCAGCTGGCCTGGTTCGATTCCGTCGAGCGGCACAATGCCGGCCGCTCGGCTGCCAACTTCCGCGAGAACCGCCATTACCCGCGCGCCATCCTGCTGCGCTGGGAGCCGCTCTACGCGGCCGCCGGCTGGGGCCCTGGCGTGTGCGCCGAGAGGTATAGCCGCCATGAAACTCCCGACCATGTTCCTGCTGGCCACGCTGACGACCAGCGCGCCTGCCGCCTGCTCCCGCAACTGGCTCGCTGCCGGGGAGCTGTACGCATCGCCGCCGCCGCGCGAGCGCCCGGCCCAGCGCCTGCCGCGCAAGTTCAGGCGTAAGGGGCGGCGATGAAAACCCTTCTCAGTGGGCTGGTGGAGCACTGGCACCTGGTGCTGGTCGCCGTTTTCGCTGGGCTGCTCTGGTCGCATGGATCGAGCATGTACGACGAGGGCTACGACAAAGCCAAGGCCGAGGGCGACAGGGTGGTGGCCGACCTGCGCCTGGAGCACCAGACCCTGCGCGCCGACGCCGCCGAACAGAACCTGGTGCGCTATCGCCAGCAGGTGGAGCGCGCCAACCAGGCCGAGCTGGTGTTCCTGGATGCCCAGGAGGAGATCGGCCGGCTCAAGCAGCAACTCACACAAGAGCGTATCGCCCATGTTTCGAATCAATACACCCCCTCGCGCGGCGCTGCGCCTGTGCCTGCTCCTCGCTTCGTTGTCACTTGTGGCTGGCTGCGCGACTTCAACGCAGCGCTTGGAGCCACTGCCCCAGCTCCACCCAGCTGCCGAGCCTACGCCGGCTCTGAAGAAGCGGCCTGGCCCGCCCCCGGCTCTGACGCCGAACTACTGGAAAGCGGCGTTACCGCAGCAGACATCCTGGCCCATGCGCGTGACTACGGCGCCTGGGCCCTCGCCAACCTGGCGCAGCTGAACGCGCTGATCGACCTACACGACAAGGACGAACATTGATGGATTTCGACTACCTGCTCCGCCTCGGCCAGTTCGTTTTCACGGTTGCGGTGGGGCTGTTCTCCATCAGTAGCGCCCGCAAGGCCAGCTCCAAGGCCGAGGCGTCGGCGCTGGCACAACGACTCAACAGCCAGGACGAGAAGATCCTGGTGCTGCAGCAGCAGTTGAAGCACCTGCCCGACAGCGAGCAGCTGACCGCGCTGGCGGGCGAGCTGGCCGACCTGGCCGGCGACATGAAGGCGATCAAGGTCGAGATCTCGGGGGTAACCAAGGCGCTCGACCCTTTGGCCCGCGCCGTCGAGCGCATGAACGAATACCTGTTGAACAACAAGTGAGGCCGCGATGAGCACTCAATACGCTGACTTTCTGCGCCAGGACCAACGCCTGGTGATGCTGCGCATCCTCTCCGAGGTGCCGCAGTACCGCGCCAATTCCTCGGTCATCACCAGTCTGCTGGGCGAGTTCGCCCACCACCCCAGCCGCGACCAGGTCAAGGCCGAGCTGACCTGGTTGGGCGAACAGGGGTTGGTCAAGGTCGAGGATATCGGCTCCGTCCTGGTCGTCACCCTGACCGAGCGTGGTGCCGACGTGGCTGCAGGCCGCGCCTCGGTACCGGGCGTCAGCAAGCCGAGGCCCTGACCATGGCGCGCAAGAGCAGCGTCGACAAGGCGCGTGATGAGGTTCGCGACCTCATCCACCGCATGCTGCGGGACAACCGGCTAACGCTCGACGAGATGCGGGGCGTGCTCGAGGAGCAGTTTCCGGGTGAGGAAACCCCGAGTCGTACCGCGCTGCACCGGTACCGCAAGGGCTTCGACGAGATCATGCGTCACCACCGCGAGATCCAGGTGGCGAGTGACGCCCTGGTCGCCGAGCTGGGCGAGAACTTCGACGACAAGTCGGGTGCGCTGCTGGCTCAAGCCGTCACCACCCTGGCAACCCGGGCTTCGCATTCCGCCCTGGAGAAGGAGGAGATCGATATCGGCGACGTGCTCGACCTGACCCGAGCGGCGAAGTACGCCCTGGATGGGCGCGCGCTCAGCCTGAAGGAGCGCCAGGCCGTGGCCAAAGAGGCGCGTGCGCAGCAGCTCAAGGAGCAGGAAGAGCGCCTGGAAGAGATGCGCGGAACCGACGGCGTGAGCGAGGAGTTCGAGGATCGAATCCGCCGCGTACTGATGGGGAAAGCCTGATGAAGTTGCTGGCCATCATTGGGCTGCTCTGGTTCGGCTGGCTTATCGGCTGGGTCCATGCCCATCTGACAGTCGCTTCCGAGTGCGAGCGCCTCGGCGCCTTCTTCGTCGGCAAAACCGTTTACCGCTGTACCTCCATCGAGCCGAAGGACGAATCCCGTGAGTGAGCCAGAAGCCAAAGCGC